TATGGACACTAAGAATAGCGAGCTCGACTTTTCAGTCGAGTTGACAGTAGATCTGCTTGCAGATATAGCTGATGCCGTTGGCTTCAATGCATCTCGGGACGCACTAACTGTGCGTCATCGGTGTGCATCTGAAGGGTTTGCCTTCTTAACGAAGACACTCCCTGCTTTAGGCAGAGCGTTTGATTGCGCTCTGTCTAAGCCAGACACGTTAATGACTTATCCTGGGTTTCGAACCCGGGACGGGATCTCCGAGTTTCTCGGGGATCTCTTCATGCACGTGTTTGACCATACAGGTAAGTCCCTGTCTGATGCAGCTCCATCGGTTGTTAGGCACATTCGGCAAATACTGTACCTTTGGTACAAGTATGAGCTCCCGTATACTCCGGAACAAGAAGCTTCCCTTGAAAGGAAGTTTCATGAAACGGATGCAGCGTTACCAGATGAGCTTCCTAAGTGTCCTGTTTTACAGGGCGCTCGTGATCTCATTGCTCGCGTCGTCGCAGATTTCAGCTACCAAGCTGTATCGCCACGTCACGGGCCTGGTGCAGTTGCAACCAGAGAGCAACCTTGGGAAAAGTGGCGGTTTACCCGCCTCTACCGCGCCATTGAACGGTTCTTCCCGTTCACGGAGTGGTTTGTCCCGTCTGTTGCCTTTCTCTGCAGGTCGAGAGACCCGCTGAGAAACCTCGAGGTCCTAGAGGATGGCACGGCTCGCGCTGTGTTCGTCCCGAAGGACTCTCGAGGACCTCGGCTCATTTCGTGTGAGCCTCTGGAGTATCAATGGATTCAACAGGGTATTGCCGGTGAGCTGGTGTATTGTATTAACAAGCACCAGTATACCTCTGGGCGAGTGAATTTCACTCACCAAGAGGTGAATCGCCGTCATGCCCTATTTGGGTCCATGGGTGCAGGATGGGTTACGTTGGATATGGCAGACGCATCTGACCGTGTTTCGACTGTATTAGTCGAACGGTTATTTGCGAATACGCATGTCTTGGACTATCTACTCTGTAGTAGATCTCCACGTACCGTACTCCCATCTGGACAGTTAGTAGAGATGAAGAAGTTCGCTCCCATGGGGTCAGCGTTATGCTTTCCCGTTGAGAGCCTCCTCTTCTTCTCCTTAGCTGTGAATGTGCTCGTACATCATCTCGGGTACCCGCTTGATAAAGCGTGTGCTCGAGTTAAGGTGTACGGTGATGACATAATAGTCGGCCGCGAAGACTATGCGGCCCTCTTGCAGTATTTCCCCTATGTTGGACTTGCGTTCAACGAGAAGAAATGCTGTACTAGTGGCTCATTTAGAGAGTCCTGTGGCATGGACGCCTTTTCTGGCGAAGATGTCACTCCGGTAAAAATCCGGACTAGGTTTCGTCATCGACGAGATAGCGCTGCGCTAGTCTCGTGGGTCGAATATAGTAATATGTTTGATCTTCGAGGTTACTACCGCGTCGCGCAGTTTATAGAGGACGAGTTATGGAATGCTAGGTACTATGAAGCACCTGACATTCCGTACTTAGACCACGACCATACGGCCGTGGCCTTTGTCGCCTTCCGTAGACATGCTAACTCGATTCGCAGACCGGCCCTAAAGGCCCGAAACAACTTTCGCTGGAACGATAAGTTTCAGCGGATGGAGTTTCGCGGTGTTTGCATACGTGGACTCACCGTTAATCGTGAGATTCCTGGGTGGCAGCGTCTTTTCGCGTTTATAGCGAAAGGGATGCCACGCCAGTTCACGCCTTACCGCAACGTCATGGTACCCCAACCTGGGGTTGTCGTGATGCCAAGTGAGGAAGAGTCGAGTACAATCTCGTTCCCCGTCCGACGGCGGGTTACCCTCATCCGTCGGTGGTGCGACTACGGTCGCAAGCCTTAATTGGCTACCTGACG